GGCCGGGGCGATCGTTTCGCTCTTACCTCTTTCCCACGAATGGAGAGTCATCACATGTCGGGTCCCAGAACAAAATGGATTTCGACGCCCATACCCGTTGGGTACACGCCGTCGGGTCCATTTTCGCAAATCTGGGATTACGACTATCGGGCTCTTCTAGTCTCCGTTGGTCACAGGTGCCACAATGGTACCTGGACTGGAGGTGGTCCTTTCGCTTGTTACAGGAAAACCCTGTACAGTGAAGGTGAACTGACTCAGCCCTACATTTACTTCGACGTTCCTTATATAGGACGTGCGAAGGGCGTCGCCGGCATTGCCGGCGGAGCGCCACCTGTAGTCCCATCCGCCCCGTCCAGCGCATCCCTCCTTGCCTCGGCGCAAGCCTATGGTTTGAAGGGGTACAACAGGACGCGGCCTGGAAGGCCGGTTGCCGATCTTGGGGTGTTCCTCGTGGAACTCCGTAATGACGGCTTGCCAACCCTCCCTTTCACCAAAGGCCTATTCGGGAGCCTCCTTCGAGGGATGCCCCTGAATCGGATCCCAGGTGAACTGCAAGCTCGCGTCAAGAAGGTTCTCGACGTCCGTAATAAAACGGGCGGTTCCGAGTATCTCAACGTCGAGTTTGGATGGAAGCCTCTTGTTCGCGATCTGCGGAAGCTTTACAGCCTCTGGCAGACCATCGACAAACGTATCGCGGACATTGTCAAAAACAATGGGCGCGGCGTGAGGCGGCGTGCGGAGCTAGTTGATACGACAGACACCTTCCAGACCTCTGCGGACTACGGGTACGCCTTTGTTGGCGTGCTTGGAGCACCACCGAATTTCTTTGATTCGGGGGGGTCGAGGTGGACTGTCACCCGTACGACACGCGAACACATCTGGTATTCCAGTAAATACATTTACTGGATTCCAGACACGTCGTCGTCGCAGTGGGGACTTCGGGCACGTGCCGCACTGTTTGGGGCGTTACCAACCCCTGAACTAGTATGGAACGTCATGCCCTGGTCATGGCTCGCTGACTGGTTTTCGAACGTTGGCGACTTGATGTCAGCCATCAGTCCGGGAGCCGTCGAGAACCTCGTGCAGCTTTACGGGTACACGATGCGCCATACCGTTGACAAAACGGTTGGTCACGTGTGGACGTGGCACGGGTTGCCGCCGCAGCCAGAGTCGACTTATCATCGGCACTGGCGAACGATCGACATGTCCTTCTCATCGACGTTGATCGAGGAGGCAAAGACTCGTGCTGGCGGTTTCAATCCATTCGGTCCGGATGTCAGCCCTTTGGACCTGAGTCCAAAGCAGGTTGGGATCCTGTCCGCGCTTGGACTTTCCAAGTTCGGCAAATGACAACCCTTCCCTTTAAGGAACAACCACGTGTTCGCAGATCCTCAGACCGTCACTTACGCGACAGTCGGAAAGAGTCTGGCGGCTACGGGTCGTACTGCCGATACGTCGGAGTATAGACTCAACGATTCGGGTGTGCTTTACACGCTCACCCTGTCGCATCAGTTCGCCAAACGAAACCGGGTCGTCGCGCGGCTTCGTCGGGATGCCTTCGTTTCGGACCCGCTGGTGCCGACGCAGAATATTACTGCGTCGATGACAGCGACCCTGACGGTGGACTTCCCGACGACCGGTCTCACAGCCGCAGACGCCCAGAACTTGGCGAATGCCTTGACTGGGTGGGCCACGAGCACGAATGTGCTCAAAATGCTGAACGGGGAAACCTGAACGGCGTTGTCGGCCCGCGCTGTGTAGCAACGGACGCCGCAAGGTGATGTTACTGGGGCGTTTGCGAACGCACCTGGACGCTTACCCCCTTGAAAGGAGGTTGCGTGAAAAGCCTTGTAGGTCTCCTTGAAGACCTCCTGCATGATTGTGGGAGGAAGAGCGGTGCCCCCGTGCATCGCGACGTTGAGACGTTGCGTGCACGAGTCAAACACGAAGGTGATTCGTTCATCACGATCACCTTGCCCGCCTTTTGCTCGGACTTCGAAAGAGGTCTTGAGCTTGGGCAGCTGGGCCCTGGGCTGTTCGCTGGCTTTGCCAAGCGACAGTCCGGAATTCCTGCTTTCTTGCAGGGATTCCTGTCCCGAGTGTTTGACAAAAATGGGAAGTTGCGCGACGAACCGTCGGTCGATTGCATTCGTTCCGTTAGGCAGCTATGCCTTTTCGGGAAGAAGATCCTCAGGCCGTGCAGTGATGCTCGGTTGAAGGACGCGATCGAAGGTTACGTGCGCTGCGATGACGAGGTTGCAATGCCCCAAGGCCAGTTGCAAAGGTACTTCGAGAAAGTGGCCTCCATTTTGATGGAGAGCCTCCGCCTCGCGGACGTCGATTTCGAATCGACGTTCATGCCTAAGCACGGACCCGGAGCAACGCAGGAGCACATTAGCGGAAACGCGAAGTGGCGCTTCTTGACCTGGCACTCGCGTCTTGACGCCTCTGGAATTACATTCCAGAAGTTCGCCCGGGGTACTCAAATTCCCCACGAGCCCGACGTCGATGACCCACAGCCAGCCCTCGTCGAGCCAGAGGCCGAGCCACCCGTGAGGGTGGTCTTCGTGCCAAAGACCCTGAAGACGCCTCGAGTCATTGCCGTAGAGCCCGTGTGCATGCAATTTGCGCAGCAGGGCTTGAAGGACATCCTGGTTCAGCTGATCGAAAGATCGCCGTTGACGGCTGGTCGCGTAAACTTCGCGAACCAGGGCGTCAACCAGGAGATCGCCTTTTCGTCGTCCCGCGACCGCCGATTGGCGACGTTGGACATGAAGGAGGCGAGTGACCGCGTCAGCTTGTCTCACGTTGAGTCTCTCCTAAAGTCAGTTCCGGTCTTCCGGGACATGGCCATGGCGAGTCGCAGCGTGAGAGCGAAACTTCCTGACGGCCGTGAGGTCGACTTACGGAAGTTCGCGTCGATGGGCTCCGCACTCTGTTTTCCGATCGAAGCTTTGGTGTTCTATACGAGCATCATCGCTTGCCGGATCTGGAGAGCAGGGCGATTCCCGACTAGACACCTCGTGGAAAGTTATTCACGAGATGTCTTCGTCTACGGGGACGACTTGATTGTTCCCGCGGACGAGGCACCTGCCATCTGTGATGATCTTGAGACCTTCGGGTTTCGGGTCAACCGACGCAAGTCTTTCTGGACTGGGAAGTTCAGAGAGTCCTGCGGAGCGGACGCTTACGACGGGGAGCCGGTAACACCGGTCTACCTTCGCCGTGACGTTCCGGCAGATCGGAAAGACGTCAACGGACTTCTTTCAACGGTCGCGACAGCGAATCAGCTTTGGCAAGCTGGTTACTGGCGCTGCGCAACGGCATTGCAAAATGCCGTTGAGCATATCCTGGGGAAACTCCCCAGGGTTGACCCTGATAGTCCCGCCATCGGGTGGCATCACCACAGCGACGTGGTGCCACGCCGGCGATGGAACCGGGCATTGCAAAGGCTTGAACACCTTTGCTTTGTACCGGAGACACCGCGGGAAGATGACCCTCTCGAGGGTTATCCCGCCCTGGCGAAGTGCTTCAGAATCCTGTTGCATCGCAGGGACCCCCTGGTTCCGCTTGCGCTGGATGAGAGGCACTTGGAGTCGTCTCCTAGGCCCTACAGCCTCGCTCTGAAACGTAGGTGGGTTCCCGTTTCGTAAGAGACGGGAGGTACCCTCAACTCGCCTCCCGACGCCTCCCCCACGGGGCAGGCGCCTGGCAGATTGGTTCGGCC